GGGTACACGGACGCCGGCGCGGCAAACTCACACAGCCGGCTGTTCCGCGTACCCGGCTCGGTCCACGCCAGCAAGGTGGGCGAGGACGGCAAGCCGTTCCGCTCACTTCTCCGCCACTGGGAGCCGGAGGTCTGGTCGATCGACGAGCTGATCAAAGCATTCGGCGCCAAGGAGGCGGACTTTCCCAAAGTAGCGCGCCGCCGCGACCCCCAGGCGCTCGTGCAGACGCTCGCCAACGGCCGCAAGGACGAGAGCCTGGCTTACGCCGCGGCGGCCGAGGACGAGTTGCTGCTCTGGCTCAACGACAACGGCTATCTTATGGAGGACGACAATGGCCACGAATGGCTCAACATACGTTGTCCCTGGGCGGCGCATCATTCGGGTGGCGATGGATCGGCGGGGTACAGTCCTCTGGGTCGTGGCGGCAACGCCTTCTTTAGATCGGGTCGCGCATTTCACTGTCTGCACGAACACAGCCGGGCTCCGGAGGACCAGAAAGGTCCTCGCACCTGGGACCATTTTATCGACTGGGCGGTTTCACAGGGAGCCCCTGTCGTTGCCCAGCAAGACCCCATAGGCCTGCTCTGCAATCGCTATGTCTACATCGAACAGGAGGAGAAATACCTTGACCTCTGGAACCTCAGATCAAAGGACAATCTTGTCTCGCCGGCAGCTTTTAGGGTTCGCCATCCCGGCAACGTTAGCGTGCCTTGGCGCGACAAGCCCATCGGTCTCGCTAGCGCTTTTGCGGAGGATGAGCGAGTTCGCAAGGCGGCTTCTTTCCGGTACGACCCTAGAACCGATGACGTCTACATCAGCGATGGCGGCCAGGTCTACGTCAACACCTTTCATCGTCCTACATCCAAGTCAGATGCATCTGGCCCCGCGCTTTTCCTCGAACACACACATTATCTTATCCCGGACGATACCGAGCGGGAAGAGTTCCTAGACTGGCTGGCGTTCAAGTTCCAGCACCCGTCCAAGCGTGGTTACGGCGTGCTCATGGTGACCAACGGCGCGCAGGGCCTCGGCCGCTCGCTGCTCGGCAAGATGATCGCCGCGGCATGGCCTGGTGCCACCGCCAACGTGCCGCTGCCCACGCTGCTCGGCAAGAACAGCGCCACCAACACGTACAACGACTGGGGCGTCGGCAAGCTGTTCGTGGTCGTCGAAGAGACCGCCGACACGCCGGACCAGCGCGACCACTGGAAGGGCTACGAGCACTTCAAGACGCTGATCGACAGCTCGCCTGTACCGATGCGTATCAACCCCAAGTACGGGCGGACACGCGAGGAGCATTTGTGGTTCAATCTGCTGATGTTCTCCAACCACACCGACGCGCTGGTGATCCCCGAGACTGATCGCCGGCTGATGGTGATCCGCAACCCCGACGAGGCCAAGCCGCTTGACTACTTCACGCCACTGTACGAGGCGCTGGACGGCGACGAGCCGGCGAAGATATATGCGTGGTTGATGGCGCGCCAGGTGCACCCGGACTTCAACCCCAAGCTGGCGCCGATGACCGCCGGAAAGGCACAGCTTTTGACTACGGTCGCCACAGCACAGGATGATGTTCAGGCTATAGCTCGGGGTATCATTCAGGAACACCACATCATATATCTGTGCAAAGCGTGGCTTCGCAACATCGTCGCGTGCGCTGTGAGGCACATCGAGGGCAACCACGGAGCGTTCACACACGCCCAGGAGCAGGACGTTCACTTCGCCACTCAGCGTATTTGGCGGTCTCTCACGAAGGGAGGTTTCGGCCCGAATGGCGTGCGTGTCACTTTAGACGGAAATAAGACGCCGTTCCGGTCGTGTGAAAACGACCAAAAACACACCGCAAGTGTGATTGCTGAGTGGATCAATGAGGCGGAAATCACACAGCATATGGATAGCGAAACGGCGCTATTCCGGCATTTGTATACGTCCTAGTGTGAAGTGTGAAAGTGTGAGTAGTTTAAGAGAGAGGTTATTATCTGATAAGAAGAGAAAAAGATTTACCCCTCTATAGGGGGCCGATTTTTGTCACACTTTCACACTCGCCGCGCATCCGCGCACGGAGACGACATGAAAACGATTGAACAAGATTTGAAGCTGAACCGTCGCCAGGCGAACTTTTGTCGCGAGTTTGTAAAAGACAGAAATGCGAGCGCCGCCGCGCGCCGCGCCGGCTACTCTCCAATCAGTGCTGGGCCGACGTCTGTGCGTCTGATGAAAATGCCAAACATCATGCGCATGATTGATCACGTCGACAACCTGGCGCTGGACACGACGTGGTTGAACGGCGAGCGTGTGCTGCTCGAGCTAGCGCGCATCGCCTTCCTCGACCTCGGCAACGCTTTCAAGGTTGATCCCGACACCGACAAACGCTACCTTGACTTCGACCTCTTGAACGAAGACCAAATCAAGGCGCTGAGCTCCGTCGAATTCGAGAAGGAGTTCGTCAATGTGCTCAACCCGAACTACGATGCGACAGCCGCGCGCGTCGCCGAGGAAGCCGGGCGCCCATACGAGGAGAAGAAATATCTTGTCAAGCCAGCGACCAAGATCAAGTTCAAGATGTACGACAAACTCAAGGCGCTCGAACTGATGGCGCGCCACTACGGCCTGCTCAATGTGGCCGATGACGACAAGAACGACATGGCACAGATGCTGCTTCGCGCACTCCAGCGCAAAGACGAGAGAATGATTGACGTCACACCGGAAGAGGAGAAAGACGATGAGTGACTTCAAGCCGCCGATGTGGCTGCCGCGGTGCGTCGAAAAGGGTGATCGCGTGAAAGTTGTGGCTATCGCTGAACGAGATGCGTACAGCGCTTACAGTGCCGTTGTTGGTTTGGTCGGCACCATAGGCTCGATCACCGACGACGTCGGCAGTGAATTCATTCCTGAACCGGGACCGCAACTGGACGACTTGCGCGAACAGCTCGGTGTATCGGAGAGCGCTGAAGCCGAACCCCTCGCCCTTTATTTTTTGGGTGCCACTTACGAGCGTGTCGAGGACGAAAATATCGCTCGTGGTGACGGGCCCAGGGCTTTCGCTGCCGCGAACGAACACGAAATGCAAATGGGTATGAGCCTCAGGGATTACTTTGCCGGGCAGGCGTTGGCGGGTCTTCTAGCCAGCGCATATCACCATCCTTCGAGCAGCGGCCGGCCGCCCATAAATTTCACCGTCCTTGCTGACGACGCATATACGATGGCCGACGATATGCTAAAGGCGCGCGGCGGGTGATCCGCAACAACAACCCACTTTCACGCAAAGGACTGGCCGGTGGCAACAACCCCGGCCAGTCGACGCACCGCGGCAGCCACATCGGCGGCTCCGTCGAGCAGGCTGTCAAGGAGCTCCGAGATCGCCCGCTCGATTGGTCTTACTTTGCCTTCCCTTGGGGCGAGGAGGGCACCCACCTCGAAATGAGCGACGGGCCGCGCGAGTGGCAAGACGAGATCAACGGCTACATTCAGCAGCAGCTCGATGACCCGAACACGCGCCACAACCCGATACGGATAGCGGTGCGCTCAGGCCACGGCATCGGCAAGTCGGCCGAGGTCGGCATACTCACCAACTGGGGTATGAGCACCTGTGTGGATGCCCGCATCGTGATTACCGCCAACACCGACGGCCAGCTCCGATCGAAGACGAGCCCGGAGGTCGGCAAGTGGTTCAACATGTCGGTCACCAGCAACGCCTTCGACAAGGAGGTGTCGATCATTCGGTCGAAGCTGAAGGACCACGCCCAGAACTGGAAGCTCGAATACATTCCGTGGAGCGAGCGCAACCCGGAAGCGTTTCAGGGGCTGCACAACCTCTACAAGCGCATCATCGTCGTCATGGACGAGGCGTCGGCGATCCCCGACATCATCTGGGAGACAATCGAAGGCGCGCTCACTGACGAGCACACACAGATCATCTGGATAGCGTTCGGCAACCCGACACGTAACAACGGACGCTTCGCTGAGTGCTGGGGCAAGCACCGCAAGCTGTGGAAGACGTGGAGTATCGACAGCCGCACGGTTCCCGGCACCAACAAAGAGCTGATACAGCAGTGGGAGGACACGTACGGCGCCGACAGCGACTTCTTCAAGGTCCGCGTCCGTGGGCTACCGCCGCGCGTGTCGACGATGCAGCTTATCGGCACCGACTTGGTCGAGCGTGCCAAGGAGAACACGGCGCAGTCGTTCATTGTCGACCCTGTTATCTGGGGGCTGGATATTGCCAGGTTCGGCGACGATCGCACTGTGCTTGCCATACGTCAGGGCTTTGATGCTCGAACGCACAAGATGTTCGCTTTCGACAACGTCAGTACGCCCGACCTCGTTGGCTGGCTGGGCGAGAAGATCAACAGCGAGCACCCCGACGCTGTGTTCATCGACATGGGCAACACCGGCGGTGCCGTGTTCGATCTGTTGCAGAAGCTCGGGCACGACTGCGTCATACCGGTATGGTTCGGGTCGAAGCCCGACGGCGACATCGACGGCATAAGGGTGCTGAACAAGCGCACCGAGATGTATCTCCGGGCACGTTCGTGGTTGCAGAACCCGATGGCGGCCATACCACATACGCAGGAGCTCACGGATGATCTGATCAACGTCCAGTACGGGTACTATGGCGACCAGGTCACCATGATGCTCGAGAAGAAGGACGACATGAAGGCGCGTGGCTTAGCAAGCCCCGACTTTGGCGACGCATTCGCTCTCACCTTCGCTTATGCTGTCCAGCCGAAGAACAAGATCGCCAAGCATTTGAGGGAGCGCGCCGGTGCCCAGCACATCGAACAGATCAAGACCGATTACGACCGCTACGCCGACCAATAACGTTTTGCACTTGCACAACTAGGTATCAATTCCTATCCCATGGTCAGGCCTTCCTCTGATCAGGGATTACCAGCATGTGTTTTTTCAAGGCGCCTTCTGTTCCGCCCCCTCCGCCCCCAGTTGCAAAGTCACGGCTCCCCGACGGGGGTGATGCAACCGTGGCGGCTAAGACGCGACTGAGTGACAAACTGAAGAGCGGCACCCAGACCATCCTCACCCAGCTCGGCAAAGTCGGCGGCGGCGGTACGGCCTCGACTACAGCCGGCACGCTTTTGGGTGCGACAGGAGCCTCTTAATGGCCGACACCGATAAAGGTGAACGCAAAAGGCACGAGAAGCACCTTGCCTCTCTGAAAAAAGAGCGCACGGACTTCGATCCTCACTGGCAGGAGCTCGCCGATTACGGCGCTCCGCGGCGTTTGCGTTTCACGGCCAAGGCTGGTCGTGGCAAGAAGCTCAACACCAAGATCATCGAACCGACGGGGCTGCGCGCCCTGCGCACGCTGAAGTCGGGGATGCAAGCCGGCATGACTTCGCCGGCGCGGCCGTGGTACGCCCTCGGTACCTTCGATCCTGACTTACGCGAATTCAAGCCCGTCAAGGAGTGGCTTGAGGCCGTTGAGCGCATTCAGCGCGACACGTTTCAGGGC